CTTACTGATGCAGACAACAACGTAGCCCTTGGTTACTCTGCGATGACAACAAATGTATTAGGCTCTGAAAGTGTAGCGATTGGTACATTTGCTCTAAACTCTCAGAATCCTGCATCAGCTACTAATATGTACAACGTAGCTGTAGGTCATAACTCTGGAGCCGCAGTCACCACAGGCGTTCAAAATACTTTAATAGGCGCTTTAGCTGGTGATGCGATTACAAGTGGCTCAAGAAACCAAGCGTTTGGTTACGGATCTTTATCATCAGTTACAACTGCAGATAATAACTTAGGTGTAGGACGTTCTGCTGGTGCTAATGTTACAACTGGGAACACAAACACGCTTGTTGGTGCGTATAACGGCTCTACAGGTGGCGCTGGTCAAGAGATAACCACTGGCTCTAAGAACACAATTCTTGGTGCTTACAACGGCAACATGGGTGGCCTCGACATCCGCACCTCAGACAACCAAATTGTCTTGTCAGATGGTGACGGTAATCCACGCGGGTTTTTTAACAGCTCTGGCAACTTTTTCGTTGGTAGGTTTTCATCAGGTAACACAGGAAACGGGCATATTATCCGTGCCGCTGACAGCGCGATATTTAGTCGTGATGCTAGTGGTGAAACCGTGCAAATTGGCAGAAATGCTAATGATGGCGATCTCATAAGGTTTTATAAAAATGGAACGCAAGTAGGAAATGTTTCGGTATCTGGCTCTACTACAGCGTATAACACCTCCTCAGACCACCGCCTAAAAGAAAACGTGGTCTACGATTGGGATGCAACAACACGCCTCAAGCAACTCAAGCCAGCACGGTTCAACTTTATAGCTGATGCTGACATTACAGTAGACGGGTTCTTGGCCCACGAAGCACAAGCAGTTGTACCAGAGGCAGTCACAGGTACGCACAACGCAGTAGATGATGATGGCGTTGCCGTAATGCAGGGCATAGACCAATCCAAACTTGTACCACTATTAGTTAAAGCCGTCCAAGAGCAACAAGCCTTGATTGACGCATTAACCGCACGAATTGAAACCTTAGAGGGATAATCATGACTGAAGAAGTAGCAAGAACCGACGAAGAAAAAGCACAGATGTATTCAGCTATGCTGGGTAGCGTTAGTGTGATTACAAATGCCTTAGACGCAGACAATGACTTCTGTTCTGACATGACAGACGAAGAAGTTAAAGAGCGTGTCATGCGTAGCTCAGGCTACTTATCAGCCGGTGTTGCAATGGACGATTGGGGTAGTGAAGATATGTCTACAGTCAATGCCGCTATTGCCGCCGCTGAAGCCGCTTAAGGAGAAACAAGATGGCAGTTACTTGGAGCATTACAAACACAGAGCATAACACTGACTCTGACAAGGGTGTTGTACACGCCGCATGGTCTGCAACAGAGACTGATGGCGACCACACTGGCACTGTATCAGGCATGGAGTCTTTCTATCCAGATGCAAGCGAAGAGGGCTACATTGCTTACGACAGCCTTACAGAGGCTAATGTGCTGGGCTGGGTCAAAGACCTTTTGGGTGAAGACGAAGTTGCTAGGGTAGAAACCAAAGTAGCTGACCAGATTACAAAGAGTAAGACGCCGCCTACTGCATGGGGAGTGCCTTGGTCCTCATAAACCTTAACCACAACTAGGAGTAACGACGATGGGAAAAAATGAAAAGACCCCAATCACCGTGAACGACCAAGAGTATTTTGTTGAAGATCTTAACGATCAACAGCAGGCTATGGTCAATCACATCACAGATCTTGATCGCAAAATATCTAATGCGCGATTCAACTTAGACCAGCTTGCATTTGGCCGAGAAGCCTTTGTAAGCGCTCTTGCTCAAACCCTGAGCGGTGCTGAGGAGATCTCTGATGCGGATTACGAAGAGCCTGCTGATACTGTTAATTAGCTGTATGAGTCCTGCCTTCGGGCAGGAAATTAATCCCGCTGAAGAAGTTGACCCACCACCCGTAAGGGATGATGGTGAGTACGAGCCAGACTTTGATGACGACGGCACGAATATTGAGGGTGATCTCAATACGTCAAATTCCAATAACGGGAATGTGAGCAAGACGTACAACGGCGCTGGTTCTAGGTCGATGCCGGTGTCAACGGCTATCAGTCCGACCTTGATGAGTAGTGGGCAACAATCTTGTCTAAAGTCGTTATCTGGTGGGCTACAGCTTATGTCTGTTGGTATTTCATCAGGTAAGTACGTGCAGGATGAAGAGTGTAATCGGAGACTCAACGCCATTACCTTGAGCAATATGGGGATGAAAGTGGCCTCGGTTAGCTTGATGTGTCAAAACGCACAGGTTTGGCGTGCAATGTTTATGAGTGCAACTCCCTGCCCGATCATTAGATCTGGGAAGTTGGTTGTAGGAAAGAACGCTATATTAGCAATTAAACAAAATCCAAATATGTGGATTCCAGATTATGAAGAGGATAGAGCTTTTTACGATGAGCTTTTAGTTGGAGGGGGTGATGATAACGGTGAGCAGGAGTCTAGTAGCGGTAGTCTTAGCGATCGCTTCCGTACCACTAAGCGCAACTGAGATTAACGACCTAGTTGATACCTCTCAGAGTATTCGTGACACGTTTGCCTACGGCATAAAAACGATTGCAGGTGGCGAGTCTTACGCCTCAGATGGCTACATTGCTCCAGCAATGGCTGATAATGGTTATATCAGTAAAACACAGCAAGATGCCTATAACGCGGCAGTCGCGGCAGTCGCGGCGGCCACCTACTCCTATGACCCCGGAGCCGACCAATACTTCCAAGACCAAGCAGATCAGGCGATGGATACTGTGTCTCAAATGATTGATACGTATGTTGAGGCCGCACAGCAGATCATCATGGTCGCTACAGTCAATGAAATGGCGCAAGATGCTCAGTCTGCTTCAGATGAGCGAGAGGCTATGGCCCTTCAAGAGTTTATGGGGGCCAACGATGTGACGTTACAAGACGAAGAAATCGAAGCGTATAACGATGCGCTGTCTAATACTGAGCAGGCAATCCAAGTAGCCGCCGCTTACATGGCTGTAGCTAACGATGAAGGCCTATTGGAGCAAGCAGACAGCATGGCATACGATGTTCGTGTGACATACGAGGAGGCCGCTTCCATATTCTTTGATTTAGATACGCAGGCCGTTTGGGTTTCTTTTGATGGCGGCTCTACTATCCAAGGCTTGCAGGTAAACAATTACTTTGTGTCCCCGGAAAACGTTTTGACGCGAGCAGAAACTCAGGAATTTTGGCTTGAGTCTCCCGAGGGTGGATGTTGGTTTGGTTATAGCACTGAAGAAAGAGAGGAGTGTTTAAGCAGTGGCCCTTGAAGATTTAGAGGTAAATGTTGGCGGAACGTCTATCAAGGGCGTTTGGATCGCTATCGTGTTTACGTTTGGCTCAACAATTGGGGGCGGAATCTGGGCGGCGTCTCAGTTTTTCTCACAGCTCAGTGAGCAATCAGAGGCTGTTGTAGAGGCTAGCGCCAAAGCTGATGCTTTGGTTGCTAGGTTTGAAGACCTTAAAGAACAAAGCAACTCTCGTTTGCAAGAGATGGATGTGAGCCTTTCGAATATGGAGCAAGCCATGTCAACAGCGGATGTTGAAAACTTGCAAGGAAAGCTTACTGAGCTAGGTACGAACCTAGAGCAGATTATGAAGTCTCAAGCAGAGCTTTTAGATATTAGAGACCGTATTGCATCAGCAGAAAAAACTGTTGGCGAATCAGAAATCAGAGTTAATTCAAAGCTAGAAAATCTTGAAACACTGGATGCTCGACTAAAAAGATTTGAACGCGATATGGATGATGTTTGGACGGCAGTTGATGCCGTAAACCCTTTAGGTGGTAACTAATGGACACAGCAGAAGAGGCGTTGCGCCGAATTGAAATACACGAAGCTGAGTGCAGGCTTATGCGTGAGATGATGGAGAAACGTTTAGATCAAGGTCAAGAGCGTTTTAATAAAATTGAGCGAATGATCTTGGCAATCTACCCATTCATTATTGCCTGCCTTGGGGCTGTGGAGTACTTTTCATGAAGTTTGGTGCAATTAAAGGATTGATCGGTGATCTAGCTCCTACCCTTGGAGCGGCCTTGGGTGGCCCTGTAGGGGGCGCGGCGGCCACTATGCTTGCTGACGTACTAGGTTGTGATCCAACGCCTCAGAAGATGGAGAAGGCGTTAGCACAGGCTACTCCAGAACAGCTTGCAGAGATTAAAAAAGCCGAGCTTGACTTTGAAGTCAGGATGAAAGAGCTTGAGGTAGATGTATTCGCCTTGGAAACAAAGGACATTCAGAATGCTAGAGATTCTTTTTCTGAAGACTGGACGGCAAGAGCTATTGCCATTATGTCTATACTGCTTTTTGGCGGATACGTGCTACTCGTAACACTACAACCTGCTGATGATAATGACCTGAATGTAGTCAACCTTGTTCTTGGCTACCTTGGAGGCATCGTGTCTTCTGTGGTGAGCTTTTACTTTGGTGCAAGCAAGTCGAGTTCTAAATGAGTAAGTTAATCGAGCAGTTAAAAATCCATGAAGGCGTTCGAGAGAAAGTTTATTTATGTTCTGCTGGGTACGAAACAATTGGTGTCGGCAGAAACATCTCAGAGTCAGGCCTCGGCCTGTCTAACGATGAAATAGATTATCTATTATCCAATGATATAAAAAGATGTCAGCAGGAGCTGGAGTTTAACTTCGACTGGTTCAAAGAGCTGGACGAGGTCAGGCGAGATGCCATGATCAATCTCTGCTTTAATATTGGCGTTACATCTCTTAAGAAGTTCTCAAAAGCCATAGCCGCAATGAATGTTCATGACTATGAAACAGCGTCAATGGAATTCCTTGATAGTCGCTGGGCAAGCCAAGTAGGCACGCGCGCCCTAGATGTAACCGACATGATTCGTACAGGTGATTACAATGAGTAAAGGTGGTGGTCAGGGTTCATTTCAACAGATGCAAGAGCCCGGCATGGGCATGGACATGGGCGGCTTTGGTGGCGGTGGCCCACAGCCAGCTATGCCATTCCAACAGCCCGTCACGCCTTTCGGTAATAATGAGAGCTTTAGTAGTGGTATAGGGGGCAAGGGAGGACAGCTCGCTCCACAGAACCAAGGACCGGGAAGTTACATGGGGAATGAGCTAGTCCCGTTAGATAGAAACCCATCTATGGTGACTGGAGATCCTATAGCCTCAGATCTTACAGGATTTATACCCGGCGGTGATAACCTCTCTACCCGCATCGATGAGGTTATTGGGGGCGACGGTTTACTGTATCAACTGCAACCTATTGATCAGCCTATAGCCAGCCCTCAACCACAGCCACGACTGGGAATTGGCGATCCATCCAATCCAATGCTTCAAGAGCTTCGTCCACTTCCTCGGTCTGGTGGCTTTGAGGGCGCAATGGGTAGATTTAATAATCTCACAACAAGTCAGCGTGAGCGCCTTGGCGACCTAGGGATAGATGATATTTTTGGTTCTGGCGCTCAAAGGGCAACTAACATTCAGACGCAAGGCCCAGAGAGTATGCCTCGTCTTGAAGAGCAAATGCGAATGAACGAAATAAGCGGGCCTGCCAGACCAGACCCGCTGGATGGCGTAGACCTTAATAGATTTTCTGGTGGTTTAGGAAGGTTTGATGATTTTATTCGTCAAGCCAATGAGATGCGGCAGGATAGATATTCCCCTCCACGAGTTACTCCTCGGTTTTCTGACGAAGAACATTCAAGAGCCTTGGCTCAGGCTAGGGAGATATTAGGAATTCCTTCGGGT